TACAAGACTAAAGAACGTCTTTACATCAAAAACTGGACGTTGCCTATATGTCAACCCCGATGACTTTGATGCATCAGACTCATTTGACAATAGAGGTAACTCACCTAACCGTCCTTTTAAGACTATTCAAAGGGCATTAATAGAATCTGCTAGATTTTCTTATAGGGCGGGTCAGTTTAATGATGCGTATGAATCATTTACTATCGTATTATATCCTGGTGATTATACAATAGATAATAGACCAGGTACAAACACATCAGGTAATGCATATATTCCTGCTGATATTACAGAATTAAGTTCATCCACTAATTTTGATTTACAAGATGCTAGTGGTAATCCTAATCCAAACAATGTATTATACCGATTTAACTCTGTTGAAGGTGGTGTAATAGTACCTAGAGGTACATCACTTGTTGGTATGGATCTTAGAAAGACTAAGATTAGACCGTTATATATTCCCGATCCTGCTGCTGGTGCTATTGATAGATCTGCAATCTTCAGGGTAACTGGTGGTTGCTATTTCTGGCAATTTAGTTTCTTTGATGGACCTTCTACAGGTGTATACAAAGACCCTGCACAGCCATCTGCATCATCTCCACCAACATATTCTCACCATAAACTAACATGTTTTGAGTATGCTGATGGTAATAATGTACAGTCAGGTGTTACTGGTACTGATGGTAATGCTTTAACTGAGAATGATCTTGAGTTATACTATCAGAAGATTGCTAAGGCATTCTCTGATATTCCTGATGCTACAGGTACTCAAAGTGCTGATGAGTTACAAGCAAGAGTAGAAGAAAATAGAATTGTTGGACCTAACTTAGCTGGTCCTGTCACTATTGCTGATACAGCATCTAGTGGTATCATAACTGACTATGTTAATGTTAACGTATTCACAACAACTGCACAAGTAACTACAACTGCTAATCATAATCTATCTGTAGGTACTCCTATTCTTATTAGTGGTGTAACAGGAACTGATGCTGCAAGATTTAATGGATCTTACTTTGTCAGTGAAATTATATCACCAACTAAATTTAGATACATCATTAAAGATCCTGGATCAGGTGCACCATCTGGTAACCCAACAACAGATAGTTGTCAAGTTCAGGTAGAAGTTGATAACGTAGACTCATCATCACCATACATATTCAACTGTTCTCTAAGATCTACTTGGGGTACATGTGGTATGCACGCTGATGGTAGTAAAGCAACTGGATTCAAATCCATGGTTGTTGCTCAGTTTACTGGTGTATCACTACAGAAAGATGATAACGCATTCATCAAGTGGAATGGATCTGCATATGAAGCAGGTGGACACACTGATGGAGACAGTATATACAAGGCTGAATATAGAAATTTCCATGTAAAATGTTCAAATGATGCTGTTATTCAGGCAGTATCAGTCTTTGCTGTTGGTTTTGCTGATCACTTTGTTGCCTTAAGTGGTGGTGACCAGTCAATTACTAACTCTAACAGTAACTTTGGATCCTGTGCACTAAGAGCAAAAGGATTTAAAGGAGCACCATTTACACAGGATAAAGCTGGTAAGATTACACATGTCATACCACCTCAGAAATTAGCAAGAACATATGGTGCTGTTGGAGCATATACATTTGCTGCAACTATTAATAATAAGACAGTAACTCCTACACCTGGTAATAATAGTCATGGTATAGAAGTTAATGATTACATTAAGTTCATTCAAGATGATGCTCAAGAGGCATATCAAGTATCTTCTATTGCTGGTAATGGTACACTAACTCTGAATAGGGGTTATCGTGGATCAACAGGTAGTGGTATTGATGTATTCAAAGGTGTCATTAATGAGATTCCTGTTGGTTATGTTGCATTCGATGTACAAAAGGTACAAAAAAATGCTGCAAGAAATAATGCTGCATGGGGTACTGGTCAAACTATCGCTGCTGCTGCAACATGTACTAACGGTGGAATTGCATATTATACTGTAGCTGGTGGTGTTACTGCAGGAGCAGGAGGAGGACCAACTCATACAAGTGGTAATGCAACTGATGGTACTGTTGTATGGGCTTATATTGGTTCTGTTGACACAAGATTATATCTCTATGGATATACATCTCAGGCAACTAAACCACCATATAAACTACAAGGTTTCAACATTGGTGCTAGAAAGCAAGATAAGTTATTAGTATCTCTAATTGATTCAAATAATAACTCTGCACCAACTACATTCTCTGCATTGATATCACCTGATGGTAGTGCATCACCTGCTGACAGTGTATACACAGCTGTTACTGCAAATTCATATGTTGCAGGAGATCCAAATCATCCAATACAATGGGATAGTGTACTAAGTTCCTGGTATGTAAGAGTAACTGCTACTACATCTGGTAGTTCAACAGTAGTAGCATCTACTGGATATAAGGGTATTCATTATCACTTAGCTGATGATAGTTTCTATAGTAACTCTCTATTCACTGGCGCAGGTTTCATGCGTCGTATTCCAGATAATAGATCTTCTAGGGATAGAACATACAGAGTACGTTATGAAGTAGATAGTTCTGTTGATCTACAGAGAGATCCTATCAACGGTTATATTATACAACCTAGAAACGTACCTACTGGTCAGTCATACGGTGATGTTTATTACATCTATGACATTGAGACTGAGAAAGAACTTAAGAAGTCAATACAAAATGGTATTTTCTACTGTACATTACTAAAAGGTAGTGTATCACCAACCAATGCTAGTGTTGATGCATTCGCATTCTCTCAGAATATTAATGATCTATATCCAACACTGGATAAAGATAACCCAACAGAGGATCCAGGTGAAGGAACATCTTCTGCAAGTAATACTACTATTGGTTTAGTTACAACTACTGATTCTGGTACAGGACTTGAAGATAAGACATTATCTATTACTAAGGAATCTGTTGGTGATTTCATTATTGAATCACGTAACAACTACGTCAACGCATCCACTAGTGATAGTGCTCAGGCAAACTTCATTACTCTTGAAGCAAGAGATGGTGAAGCAGCAGAGTTAGATCAAGCAGTCAGAATGATACCTGTTAATGCAACAGGTGGTACTGACACAGAATTAAGACGACCATCTATTCTAAGATCTGGTAACCATACATTTGAATATGTTGGTTATGGTCCAGGTAACTACTCAACTGGTCTACCTTCAGTACAGAATAGAGTTCTAACTGAAGCAGAAGTTCTAATTTCACAGTCACAGAAAGAGAATGGTGGTATTGCCTTCTACTCTGGACTTAACAGTAATGGTGACCTATTCATAGGTAACACTAAGATTAGTTCTGTTACTGGTGAGGAAGCAAACCTTGATACTCCTACACTATCAATTGTTGGTGAAACTGCTAACTTACGTCCTACTTACGATGAGATCATCGTTAGGGATAAGATTACTGTTGAATCTAACAGTCTTGAGAGTGAATTTAGAGGTAAGTTAAGGGTAGTTAAAGAAGCAACTATTGAATCAGAACTGACTGTTAAGGATATTACCATTGGTATTTCCTCTGAAGCACAGAAAAACATTGACGTTTTTGCAGCAGATCCAACAGCATCTGATCAGGGAAACATAGGTGATTGGAAACTACGTGAGAACCCAACAAGAGGAAAGCATCAAGGTAGTTACTACACAGGTAGTGATTGGGTTAAGTTTGGTCTAAGTGACACTGGTAACCTTCATATAACTGGTGGTACTGGTGCTACTGATAGTACTGGTGATTTAGAATTTAATAATAACCTAGGTATTAAGATTAACAACCTAGGAACCTTACAAGTTGGATCGGGTGGCACTACTTTAGGTGGCACACTAGGTGTTACTGATGTTGCTACATTCTCCAATGACATAGCTGTTAATGGTGGTGACATTACTACTACACAGTCAACGTTCAACCTTTTAAATAATACCGCAACTACATTAAATATCGGTGGTGCTGGTACCAGTATTACAATTGGTGCTACAACTGGTACAACAACTATAAGAAATGATTTATCTCTTACAGGTGGTCTGACAATCGGTAATGATCTTACAGTTGGTTCATCCAATGTAATTTCTGATGCATCTGGAACTGCAACATTAAAAAATATTGATGCGTTAGATGCTACTACTGAAGCTACCATAGAATCTGCAATAGATACGCTTGGATCACTGACATCTGCATCATCTCTTGCTACTATTGGTACTATTACCAGTGGTACTTGGAATGCAACTACGATCAGTAGACAGTATGGTGGTACTGGAATAAATACAAACACACTATCAGACGGTCAATTATTGATCGGTTCTGCGAGTGGATTTGCTAAGGCAACTATCACTCAGAGTACAGGTATTGGTGTTTCTAATGGTGCAAACTCCATCACTATTAGTAATACTGGTGTCACATCATTTGCTAATCCTGCAGGTTTCCACGATGGATCTGTTAACTCAACTACAGGTGGAGTTACATTTACTATTGGTGATGAATCAAATGCATACGGTAGAAGATGGATAAGTACAAGTGCACCTTCTGGTGGTTCAAATGGAGATGTTTGGTATAGATACTAATGGGATTACCTTATTCTAATCAATATGCAGAGCTACTTGGTGGTAATGCATGGATAAAAGAGAGTGGTACTTGGGAACCAACTCATTCTATCCACGCTAAAGATAGTGGTGGTACTTGGAGAAGAGCCAAGCAACATTATATTAAGAGTGGTGGAACTTGGAGAGAAGTTCATAAAGGTGATGTGTATAGATTTCAATTTGATCTGAATAATAATAACGCAGGTTCATCTACGACAGTTAATACTAGATGGATGGAGTGTACAGGAGGTAATACTGATGATCTACAAACAGGATCTTATACCACAATAGCAGCTGATAGTTATACATTTGACTTAGATACTGCTCTATCATATTCTGGATATAATACTCAAGGTGGTGCTGATGTTTATGGTGTTGTGAATGTAAATTCATGGCAGAGCAATGTAACTATACCTAATATAACTGGTGCGTCTAAGGTACTAATCGTTGTTGGTGGTGGTAAACGTGTACTGGGTAAAGGTGGTAATGGTTCAGCTGGACAAAATACATCTAATACCAATGGTGGACAGAACGGACAAACTGGATTATATGTAAGAGAAGAATCTATGTTAATTAATAATGGTCAAATCGCTGGAGGCGGTGGAGGCGGCGGCGGTGGCCGTGGTGGGCAATGTACATATCAGAATACAGGACAATATGGTTGTATGAAGGGAAGTCAGTGTCAAGCAACATATCAAAATTTCTCAACGTCACAAGGAGGCGGTGGAGGTGGAGGTATTGGATATCCAGGAGGACAGAGAGGAACAGGAGGAAACAATGGACAGAGTGGTTCCGCAAGCGCAGCAGGAAATGGTGGGGGAGCTTCAGGATGTGGTTCAGTAGCAGGTGGTAATGGTGGTGGATGGGGATCCACTGCTCAAGGTGGAGGTGGAAGAGGAACACCTGGCTCTGGTGGAAATGCTATTGATGGAGTCTCCTATATAAACAAGTTGACCTCTGGTACAATCAATGGTGGACAAGTAAACTAATGACTACAACAAATGTCGAGAATATCGACGTACAATTTAGATTGGACGCTGATGTAGCTCCAACTTATAAAGCAACTAACTTCAATCCAGAAGACAATACATTTGAAGTGTACTTTAATGATGGTACGCTTAAGAATGATGAATGGTATGGACCTATTCCTATGGATCTAGATTCATTAGAGCCTGAAGATAAGGAACCATTAAGATTTCAGATTGCTGAAGCAGTATATCAGCAAGTTAAAAATGGACAACTTGAAGAAGCTGATATGTCTGGTACTCTTATTGCTCTCAATAATATACTAGATGCAGAGCAAGTAGTTCCAATGGAAGACTTGATGCGTCATAGAGAAGCAAAAGCAAGAGCAGATTCAACTAACGTTGATCCTGTTGTTGGTGCTATAAACACAACTCAAGTTGTTAATGTTTATAATGAAGATGACTTCGACCTTCAGTTTGAAGCACTTACACAAGCACTAGCAGAAGAAGATGAAGCCACTGCGGAGTAAGCAATGTATCAATTTGCAGAAACACAGGACTCAAGGATAGCACAATACTCCTTTGGTAGGAGCATTACTTCACATGGGTTGACCGTCTTCAGTACTACTGGAGCACGTAAAGGTAAGAAGATCTTCGGTAATGATCCAGATCCTTTTAAGGAGATACCTCTGTTAACACAGAATGATGTCCTTGAGAATCACATCAAGAATAATAAGAAGGGCATAGTTGTCAAGAACGAGAAGTTAATAAGGGAATTTGGTAAGACACTACAGGTACATCATAGAACTGTTATGTTCGGAAGTACATGGAAGAGTGACAGTTTGCGTCCTGCACACAAATCTTTTGTGTATCACGAGGGTGCATACACACACTTTAGATTTCCAGGTCTTGCAAGATTAATATCACAAGAGGAGGATGGTGTTGCTTCATGTCAGGGATATGAGGATCTACACGCTACTAACAGAAGAGTATATTTCTATGAAAAGAGTGGGGCCTTTACACCAGCGGAAGAAGGTAGTATAATAATACCGATGCATGATTGCTGGTATAACCAACAAAAATTAGCTCAACATTTTCCATTTCCTATATCAGACACAACAACTGTTCAGATCACAGTAGACAAACCCACGTTAGTGGTAGAGTTTACAAGAGAAGAACCAGACGTTGCGGAATTTGGTAGGTCATGGTTACAACAAATCGAAGACGGTCTTATTGAAATAGTAGATAGATGATGCCAGCGATAACAGTGAGGGATACTTTCGAGAACCTCACCGTACTATATCATAAAGGATGCCAACAAGCTTTTAAGTTCTTCGGAGATGATCCTGAAGAGCACAAAGTATATGTTAAAGAACATCATGTTGATATGATCAAGCAGATGTTTGATACTTCAGAGTATCCTTGGGAATTCCTTACAAGATTTTACTTACATAGTAGATGCTTACTGTTCACTGATGGTGTATGGATGAGCGAAACTGCTACATATCCGCAGTATCTACGTTATAGACCAGGATCTCATACATCAATGAGAGTGTCTGGTATCACTAGGTTTACGGCACTGACAAATAATTGCGGTGCCATTTGTGTTGGATGGGATCCAGATGCAGATCATATACCAAATCTACGCAGAGAGGTACATAAGATAGATAAAGAGACGCATTTTATGCCCATGTCTCCTGATTCTATATTGGTTACTACGGAGGATGCTACGTTTGGTAATGTTGAATTGCCTATGGGATCTCCAAGACGTGTGCTAAATGATTTTGATGTGCTACGATTTGAGCAACCAGGCTATCTCATTGAGTTTACTAATGAACCTATGGTGCTAGAGGATGAACTAATTAACTATGCTCATCAATGGATAAGCGGTAGAATAGAGGTATTTGATCGTGCTTGAGCTTCGTGATGGTAATACTCCTTGTTGGCAGGAGAATGTAGGTCATCCATGGACTGAATATAAACATCTTCAACGAGAACAGTTTGAGGAACTGGTGGATATGATGATGGAATCATATCCAGACCACGAAATAACACATTGGTTGATGCGTGGGTTCTGTATTAATGAGTGTGATAGTACTTTAAGTGTTGGATCATTGCAGGGTAAAATAACATTAAATCACCACCTCTCTATGTTTGATGAGGAGGATGCAGCATGTTTCGAGGAATTCTGGGAAGAGAGTGATGATAGTATAGATTGGGATGAGGATTGGGAGGAAGATGAGTGTGACAGTTAAATAACTGGTTAGCAGTGCTTGACATACACACCATTATAGCTCATAATAAGTACATACACCCAAGAGGTTCTTCATGACATCCGCAGTTCCAACAATCCTAACGTTTCCAGATGAGAGACTTACTCAAGAACAGAGAGTGGAGAAGTGGGCAGCGCAACTATGCAGAGCATTAGATGAAAATTATGTGGAGTATCACAAGAGATCTGAATTTTCTACCAGAATAGACAATCCACTTCAGTTCAAACTCCGCAGTGGACGCAAGTATTGGAAAGTTGTACAGACTGAGTACGATACATTTCAAGATCGTAATGAGTATCGTGATTCATGTGTTCATGCTTTCATAGATAAAAAGACAGGTGAAGTGTACAAACCTGCAGGTTGGGCAAAACCAGCACAGCATGTACGCTATGACTTGCGGATCATTCGTGAAAGAGAAGATTGCCTTGCTAAAGCAGATTGGGCAGGTGGTTACCTTTACATGAGATAGACCCCTTCAGGGGTCTTCTAGACCCCTTTTAGACTACAGATACAACTATGCCAGTATACAGAGACTACGAGATTAGAATTAATCTCAATGAATTAATAGAGAAGAGGATACCCACCTGTGATCTATTACATAAAGACCATTGCTTGACTGAAGCACAGGTTGCAGAGATAGCGCATGACATCAACATGGACTTAGATCTACATCCAATATTTCATCAGGTTGATGAGCATATTATGCGGTATGTTACTGCTGCTGGTATTGATAACACGGATCATTGGGTAGAACCACATCTAAAGGATCTTGATGAGTAATATAAATGTGCAACAAGTTAATAACAATGTGACGTTTGTGTTCCCAGTGGGATTATATGCGGCACAGAACCTATTGGATGAGGGTGAGAACGATAATATATGTAAGAAGGTAGATGAATTACATCGCATATTCAAGCAGGGTAACACTGACAGTTGGTTGAGTGGTGCATCTTCACCAGATAATTGCTTTCATGTTGTTGATCTTGCGGAGTATTTGGAGTTCACTACGTTAGTTAATAAAGCAACTGAGTGTGTCCAAGACTTTGCGAAGCACTATGGATCGGAGGAAGAGTACGAATGCACAGAATCATGGTATAATGTATATAAGAGTGGTAACTACCAAGAGTTTCACATGCACCCATACAATGTATTCTCCGCAATATATTATGCTAAAGTACCTAAAGGTGCTGCAGCTACGTACTTTAAACGTCCTGACATGGGTAGTATGTTGCCACCTAAGAATAAGGTGCGGAATACTCCATTAAATCAAGATGTATTGGTTGCACCACCGCAGGAAAGAACTCTGATTATATTCAGATCTAATCTGCAACACTCTGTTCCCCCTTCTACATTTGATGGTGAACGGATTACTATTGCCCTCAACTTTGCATAACTATGTGGTACATTATTTTCTGGACATCCCTAACAATGGCAATCCTTATATTGTCAGGAGTATTTAAAAAATGAGGAATGAAGTACTCTTTGGTGACTGTAGAGAAACTCTACGCAACCTGTACGCACAGATAACAACAGGTATTCAAGAGAAACCGCAGATGTGTGTTACATCTCCACCTTACTATGGTCTTAGAGACTATGGTGGTGAGAAGAATCAAATAGGTCAGGAGCAAACACCTGAAGAGTATATTCAAAACTTAGTGGAAGTGTTCAGTAGTGTGCGTGATGTATTATCTGATGATGGTACATTGTGGTTAAACATTGGTGATAGTTATTATAACTACAGACCAGGTAAAGGTCAGGCATTAGTACAACAGACAGTAAGCAACAGTAAGCAAGACTTACCTGATGAATGTCCTAGACGTGGTAACAAATTAGATGGACTTAAGGAGAAGGATCTAATTGGTATACCATGGATGTTAGCATTTGCACTACGTGCGGATGGATGGTACTTGAGACAGGATATAATCTGGCACAAGCCCAACCCCATGCCTGAGAGTGTTCGTGATAGATGTACTAAGTCGCACGAGTACATTTTTCTCCTTAGTAAAAACAGGAAATATTATTATGACAATGAAGCAATCAAAGAACCAGCAAAAGATTGGGGCACCAGAGATAGAACTCAAGGGAAGTATCATAATAAAGGGACAGGGTTGCAGCCACATAGTGGTCTTTCCAAATCATACCCTAAGAAGAATAAGCGTAGTGTCTGGTCAGTTACAAATAAACCGTACAAGGGAGCGCATTTCGCAGTGTTCCCCTCAGACCTCATTGAACCATGCATCTTGGCAGGGAGCAAACCAGGTGATATAATACTAGATCCTTTTATGGGATCAGGCACTACCGCAATGGTTGCTAAGAAACACAGTAGATCATATCTTGGATGCGAATTGCACAAGGACTATGCCAGTTTACAAACTGACCGTATTTCTAGCATACCTGCCCAATTGCCCCTATAATATGGAAGTAATCATCACAGAGGAGTTTGAAATGCACAGAGAGGTGGTCACCCAAGTTGAATTGGACACTGCTGAGATCAAATACATCATTGATATGATGTGGTCATCAGACACAACTGAATCCAGTGTCATTGCAACCCGTCACAATGTTGATGACATCAGTTTAGAGAAGAAATTAAATATTGCTCTAGGTAGAGCATACGATGAGGACGAAATTGGTCCTTCTGGATATCGTGGTCTACGCTTAGATGAGATCCAAGAATGAAATTAACATATAGTGATTCACCATTCTTCTCCAATTGGTCACAAACCTACTTCTCTAATTTACCATTAGATCAGCACATTGCTAACAACAAATGGTTTATGGACACACTCTCTATGTTAAAGGATGATGGCATATTATATGTGCCTATTCTTGATAAGGAGTTTGATAGGTTAGGGAGGTTGGTTACATGAACGCGAAAGATATGTCTGGAGCTGAAAAGCTCGTATTTATTTCCTCATTCATCTATTTTCTTCATTGGTCATGTCTTGTTATGTCACGTTTGGTGGGTATGGTAATCGCAAGCGTATCGCTCGCGCAGCTATCCAGTGGTTCTTCCAGCATCGTAAACTCAATCGCTTCAACTCATTTGTACATATTATAGACAAAAGGTTGTGGCATCAAGGTAATGATGGTACATGTATGTCCATTGATGATCTATCACGTCCTCGTTACTTCGAGATTGAGATAGAGAATAGATTGGACAACAAAGAACAGTACCTAACCACATTATTCCATGAACTACGTCATGTAGAGCAGAGATTACGTGGTGATCACAAGCAACGGTTCTCATGCCATGCTCGCAAGGTAGTAAATAAGTGGAAGGGAGAATCAGTTCCCCCTGAAACAGAGTACATGGATGAACCATGGGAGATTGATGCATATAAAATGGAATCAGTCTTCTTCAAAGAGTATCAGGATGCAAAACTTAACGATTGACAAGTATTATGTACGTCCACCTATAAATTATAAAGAGATTATTAAGGAACTCTCTTTATATCGAAGGGAGGACGCACCAGTCAAAGCAGATTTGAGTGACTGGGACTTATCTGATTGTTATCTTTTCGATGAACTCTTAGGTCAATTAAATGTCATCTATCCGTCGCAGGAGATCGAGGATCTCTGGATCAGCATCTACAGACCAGGTGACTACGCTGAGGCTCATAACCATAACGGTTCTGTTTGGTCTTTTGTGTGGTATCTGGATGCCTGTCCTGAATGCTCTCCTCTTGTCTTCCCAGACATAAAACATCCATGGTTACCACCTGAAATGGTTAAACCTAAAGTTGGTAACTTACATGTGTTTGATGGTGAGCAGGTACATTACGTACCACCTCATTCATGTTCGCATGATAGGATTGTTGTGTCTGGTAATCTTGTGCCAGTTTCAACATCTCAACAAGAGGAAGACTTTTATCAACAAGCCCTAGTATAATAAATATCGGGGTGCTTACAAATAACTATGGCAATTGATCCAAACATTGACCAGTATTTTGACTACAAGTATGTTGAAGGTGAACTACACATTTACATACGAGAAGAGTTAGTCAAGGAACTAGGTTGGACTGATAAAGATTTAGAACTAGGGTTCGGTGGGATCCGTCAAATGAATAGATGGGGCAAAGATGCTCACCTATCCATCCACACAATTGAAAACCGTGATTATGTACACCCTTGGGATGAGCACAACAAAAAGATCGACCAAAACACCTGAACAAAAGGAACTTGAATCTATTGCTAGATTCTATAAGGATAGTGAACAAGGATTTGCTACTAACGATGGATACTATGCTGTTCCATGCATGGATAGTAAGACTAAATTGACTATTATCCATAATGGTGCTATACTTAAGGAATGCAGGAACGAACAGTCTGCACGTACTTTCATTACTAAGCATCGTGGCAAGAATAGATCCTAAAGAATACATGCAAGCAGGATGGGATCAAACACCTGCAGGTTGCCACCCATATCAAAAAGGGTCAAGGCATAATAAGATAGGCATGTGGATCATGTGGACATACTATGTGTTATTCACTGGTATGGCAATCAGATTGATCTGGGTGTTGAATACATGAAACCAATTGTCAAATATCAAGGCGGTAAGACTAAAGAACTACCACTGATAA